CACTGAACCACTGACTTCATCATATTTAGACCAAGTAAGAATTTTTAACACAGCTTTACCACAAGGCGCTGTAACAGCTTTATATAACGAAACAGTTGCAACATCAAGTTCAGCTAGTATTAATTATATAGATACTAATCCTAATAGCATTGCATACTACAAAATGTCAAATGCTTCAGATCAGCTTGGTAATTACAATGGTACAGCTTATAAGGTAAACTTTAATACTGAAGGTAAGTTTGGATTTGCTGGAAAATTTAATGGTAGTGATAGTCGTATTGCTTTAGGAAGTGCTTCTTCTCTTGTTGCGGAGAATTTTTCTTTTTCAGCGTGGGTTAGAAAAACAACAAACAACTACGGTTTTATAGTAGGCACAAATATTAATCCTTATTATTCAAAAGTAGCTTTAGAAGGTCAAACTGATGGTAGAATTAGATGTTTATATGGAAACTATACGAGTAATGAAGGCAATTTCTTTTCAACTTTTAATTCATTAAACAATGGACAATGGCACCACATTGTATATTTCATAAGTCAAACTACTGCAAAATTATATGTTAATGGTTCGCTTGATACAACTCATACTTTAACAGTTACACCAGTAACAAGTGGAGATTTAACTTTAGGGACACTTTATCAAGATAATAGTAATAGCTACAGTTCATCTGCTTTGAATGGAGAAATCGACCAAGTACGTATATACAACTCAGAGTTATCAGCAGCTAATGTAACTACGCTTTACGAAGAAATTGAATGTCCAGCAGCTACTGTAATTAATAGTTTTAATACTGCTTTATATTCAGGTAATGGTGGAACACAGTTAATTTCTACAGTAGGATTTAAACCAGATTTTGTTTGGATCAAAACGCGAAATTTACCATCAAATCACGTTTTAACAGATATAGTAAGAGGTGAGCAAAAGGCTTTGAATTCAGATCTAACTGCTGTTCAAGGTAATCAATCGCCTTTAGGTGTTCAGTTTGAATCAAATGGCTTTACTGCTCTTGATAATAGTGGAGGCGGAGCAGGTATTAATGGAAATAGTAAAACATACGTATCTTGGAATTGGAAAGGTTCAGGAATAACTGATACAAATACAGATGGTACTATAACAAGTAGTGTATCTGCAAATAAAGAAGCTGGATTCAGTGTTGTAAAATATACGGGAAATGCTACTGCAGGCGCTAAAATCGGTCATGGACTAAGTTCTATTCCAGAATTAATAATTGTAAAAATTATCGATGGAAGTAATAATTGGTGTGTTTATAGTTCAGTAATAGGAAATACAAAATATTTACGATTAAACTCAAGCCAAGGAGAGTCAACTGCAAATGATAGATGGAATAATACTACCCCAACTTCAAGCGTATTTACAATTGGTAGTGATGGGGAAGTAAACAGTAATGCCAATGACTATATAGCATATTGTTTCGCATCAATACCGGGTTACAGTCGCGTAGGTTCTTACATCGGAACAGGAGGTAGCCTTACTGTGTACGTTGGATTTGAACCTTCTTTTGTTATGATAAAAAGAACTGATGCTAGTGGTAATTGGGTAATTGTTGACAACAAAAGAGGAAATGGAGACAATAGATTATATGCAAATTTAAATAATGCAGATGATGCGGGTCAAGGTGAATCATTTACTTCAACTGGTTTTTCTCCAAGAAATAGTAGTAATAGTGATACAAATATTTCAGGAGGAACTTACATGTACCTAGCAATAGCTTAAATTAAATAAAATGAGTGATAAAAAGAAATCTTTTAAAGATACAGGTGTTGGACGGTTTTTAATCGAAAAGGCACCGAGTATTCTAGGGATGGTCGGTGATGCAATATTGCCAGGGAACGTAATATCAGAACTAATTAGCGGTAACTCAAGTTTATCTGAAAACGATAAACAAGTTGCGCTAGAGAAATTAAGAATAGAAAGAGCCGAAATAGACGGCACAACCAAAAGATGGGTAGCAGATGCTCGAAGCGGAAATTGGCTTGCATCCAATGTTCGTCCATTGGTTCTTGTATTTTTAACAATATCATATGTTATAGGGTGGTACGCCGGCTATTCACTGGAATCAGTAACTTCACTTTTAACTATAGTCATAGGAGGCTATTTTGGTTCTCGCGGCGTAGAAAAAGTATTTGGAAATAATAAACATAAAGAATGATACAGGATTTGAAGATCTTTGGAATAAACGTAGGAGCTGTACTATTTTCGTTCGCACCGGAAATAAACACAGTATTACAGACAATAGTTTTATTGTTATCTATAGGATATACTATATTAATGATAATAAAAAAAGCACAAGAATAAAATGAAATATTTTAATGAGAACAATAAACGAAGCAATTATACATTACAGCGCTACACCAGAAGGAAAACCGTTTGATGTTGAAGACATTAGAGACTGGCACGTCAATGGTAATGGATGGAGTGATGTAGGTTATCATTATGTTATTAAATTAGATGGAACTGTTCAAGAGGGTAGACCTATAAGTAGAACAGGCGCACACTGCAAAGGACATAATAGACGTACAGTAGGTATATGTTACATAGGTGGAAATATTAAAAAAGGAAAAGACACTAGAACAGAAGAACAAAAAGATGCATTAGTTATGTTACTTATTGATCTTATAAAAAAATATAATATAAATAAAATATCAGGTCATAATCAGTATTCAACTAAAGAATGTCCTGGTTTTGATGTACCAAGTGAGTATTCTCACTTAATATAAAATTAAATTAAATGGCAAAGTTAATAAGAAAAATAAGTATTGGTTCTGATTATAAGAACGAAGCAATGCATTACGCAGTAGGTCAAGAAGTATATGGTGGACATAAGATTTCTGACATACTAGAAGACGAAGGATCATATAAAATATTTATAACTAAAAACAAAGAGATACTACCGTGGAAGCATTTCAATTCTAACATGGCAGTATCTGTTGAATATAATTTAGATTATTAATGCAAGCACTATTTGACTATATCATATCTACTGAAAACCGCTATAATAATGCGGTTAAAATCGACGAAAAAGAATTAATTGTTAATACTGAAATTACAGAACGTGACCATATTTTTGTTAACCGTATCGGTACTGTTATTAGTTGCCCTGTTTCGGGACAATCATTAATAAAAGAAGGTGATGAAGTTATACTGCATCATAATGTTTTTAGAAGATGGTTTGATTCCCATGGAGAAGAAAGAAATTCAGCTAGTTATATAGCTGAAAATGAATACTTAGTAGCTAGCGATCAAATATACGCTTATAAAAGAGATGGCGATTGGGAATGTTTACCAGAATACTGCTTTGTTAAGCCTTTATATAAAGAAGATGAATGGGCTCTTAGAACTGATGAAAATTTATCAGGGGAGTTAGTATATATAAATAAAGAATTAAGCGATCTAGGACTGTCTAAGGGTTCTATAGCGGGCTTCACACCTAATTCAGAATATGAATTTAATATAGAGGGCCAAAAACTTTATAGAATTTTATCAAATCAAATATCAATTAACTATGGATCGAAGGCAAAGAGTAGTTAAAGCAGCTGAAGTTGCTTTAGTAGAATTAGAAAAAGTTATAAGACAAAATATTGATTTAGTTGAACTAGATCCAGAAAAAGCCAAAACAGCAGCTCAAGCAAAATGGGTTGCTATAGAAGACTCTTTAAGAATTATAGAAAAAATAGAAGAGTTGTCAGATAAAAAAGAAACAAATAAAGAAGTTAAAACTTTTTTAGGTGTTGAAAACCGTATTAAATAATGTACAAACAAACATTATATACAATAGAAACAAAACATCTTCTTGATAAGAAAGTTAAGCATACTAATAAACATAAAAACTTTAATTATGGATATAATGAAGATTTAGATTGTGTTATTATAAGTAAAGACGGAACACTAGGAGATATATATAATATACAAGGTCTTAAGGTAGGATTACCTAAAACTCCAGATAAAGTAAATGGAGAGGATCTTGATAAAGCTAAACAGGTATTTAAGATACCTAATAAGCCAGAATCTTTAAATAATTTAAAAACCATATATGATTTTCAAAACTGTCAAGAAAATATTAAAGAAAAGTACTATGGTTATATTGATAGCGAATTCAATTATCGTGATGCTGGCTATTGGTTCATGTGCAACGGTTCCGCGAACTACATTACAGGATCGCACTATGTATATCTCACTTGGACAAAGATCGACGTTGGATCACCTGATTTTAGGCAGGCAAACAGAATTTTTTACTACTTTTGGGAGGCGTGCAAGGCTGATAAAAGATCTTACGGAATGTGCTACCTCAAGAATAGACGGTCTGGGTTTAGCTTCATGGCGTCATCAGAGACAGTCAATTTGGCAACCACTTCCAAGGACTCTAGATTTGGCGTTTTATCTAAAACTGGAGCGGATGCAAAGAAGATGTTTACAGACAAGATTGTACCCATTTCAATCAACTACCCGTTTTTCTTCAAACCAATACAGGACGGAATGGAACGTCCCAAAACAGAATTATCCTATAAAATTCCTTCCAAAAGACTTACCAGAAATTCCTTACAAGAAACCAGTAAAGAAGAGAAGAAGCTGGGAACCGGACTGGATACAACAATCGACTGGAAGAACACGGGGGACAACTCGTACGATGGGGAGAAATTACAACTCCTTGTCCACGACGAATCGGGTAAATGGGAGAGGCCCGACAACATCCTCAACAACTGGAGGATCACGAAAACGTGTTTACGATTAGGTGCAAAAATTGTAGGTAAATGTATGATGGGATCAACATCTAATGCGCTAGCAAAAGGTGGTGATAATTTTAAAAAATTATTTTATAATTCAGATGTTAAAGATAGAAATCGCAATGGCCAGACTACAAGTGGATTATATTCTTTGTTCATACCTATGGAATGGGGCTACGAAGGATTCATTGATAAGTATGGATACCCTGTCTTCGATACACCACAAGAAGCGGTTGAAGGAATTGATGGGGAAAAAATATTCAACGGAGTTATCGAGCATTGGGAAAATGAAGTCGATGGTTTAAAAAAAGATAGTGATGCTTTAAATGAGTATTATAGACAATTTCCAAGATCAGAAAAACATGCTTTTAGAGATGAAACAGTTAATTCTTTATTTAATCTAACTAAGATATACGAACAGATTGATTTTAATGAAGAGATGACTATGGCTGGTCATGTTGTTCAAGGTGCTTTTTCATGGAGAAATGGAATAAAAGATACTGAAGTAATTTGGACACCAACTAAAAATGGAAGATTTATAGTATCATGGATACCACCTAAAAA